ATGGATAGGATCAGGTACTTCATTTTCAATATATGCCATACGAAATATATAGGCAACATAGTATACCACACCTGCCACAAGTATTACCATCATTATAATAATACTTAGCAATGGTTCAGTCATATTATTCCTCTAACTCTTTCAAATAATCAATCCACCATTGTGGGTCTTGTTTCTTCCAATTTGGAACAGGAAGACCCAATCCAAAATAATGTTTCCAAAGTGCTTCATCGATAATCTGTGCGATCTCCATACTCCTCTTCTTCCTCATCAACGTCTGCATACGCATTCTCCAGATAAGGTCCTCGTTTTCTAAAGGGTTCTTTTCTGACATATTCAGATTCGGCACTTACAGCAGACATCCACACCGCAAATTTCATTACTATGTAAATTATTACTAGAGGTAAAAAACATGCAGCTAAGATTACTGGTTTCATCCTGGATAATCCCATTTGGCGATAAACTGGGTCATGTATTCAGGACCCCATTCACCTTCTTTATATAGATAAGGTTCTGTTCTGACTGGGCAACTACTTCCTACACATAATAAATCATCAACAATTCTCCACGATTCTAATACTTCTTCAGAGTGAACAAAGTGTGATTGATCAGCATTTAGAGCATCATAAAATAATTTTACATAACCATCAATAGCACCTTCTGGATATGGATGAGTAAGAGTTGCGGTCTGAACCTTATCATCCAATCCAGGAGATTTAATATCAATACGAATATCTAAATGAGGATTTGGTTGAAATCTCATTACAATTCTATCTTTATATTCATGACCCTCAAAAAGTTTGAGTGGTGGTTCTTTCAGTTTTATAACAACTTCGGCACACTGATAAGGGAGTTTTTTACCAGTCATGAAGTTGAAAGGAATTCCATACCATCTCCAATTATCAATGTAGATATCTCCCGCAACAAAGGTTGGGGTCATAGAATCTGTCTCAACTCCTTGTTCACCCCGATAAGAATCATATTGACCAGTGATAAACTTATCACCAAGTCTTGCTGCTGCTAATACCTTTGTTTTCTCTCTACGAATTTCAGTGGCACTCATTCGGCATGGTGGTTCCATGGCAATAAGAGCAAGAATTTGCATCATGTGATTTTGGAGCATATCTCTTACTGCTCCGGCACCATCATAATACTGAGACCTGCCTTCACATCCTATGGTCTCAGTAGCATAAATTTGAACTTCTTCTATGTAGTTCCTGTTCCAAAGTGGTTCCAATAAAGTATTGCTAAAACGGGTGGCAAGGATATTATTAACAGTATCTTTACCGAGATAATGGTCAATGCGATATACTTGTTTTTCGCGTAAACATCCAGCCACCACAGATTGTAAATGACTAGCAGATTGAAGATTGGTGCCAAAAGGTTTCTCAATAATAACTCTTGATTTTTCTGGGTCATTGGTTAATCCTGCTTCTTTTAAGTTAGTAACAGCATCGGCATATCTATCTGGTGGAACAGATAAAAAATATGTTGTATCATCAGTTTTTGGAAGAATATCAAGTGTTCCCGGACTACTCAAATCGCAAGCATAATATTCCAATTTAAGTGAAAAGTCTGCTGGATAATATCTACCTAAACTCTCCAACCAACTTTGTCTTGTATGGGCAGTTCTTGATGCCCCAATAATACGAAAGTCTTCAGGAAGAAGATTCTTCTTATGAAGACTAAAAAGTGCTGGTATAAGTTTTCTACGACACAAATCTCCGGTTGCTCCAAAGATTACCAGAGATTTAGTGTGCTGTTCCATTTCCTTTGTACTTTTCTGATTCATAGTAGTTGTTGTCTTTATTGCTGTAAAGTCCAAAGTATATGGTGAGACATACAAATGGTATTGAGATCCATAATAGAACATTAGTGAACATGATGACCTCCGAACATATATCGCATACCATTTAAAATTTTGGTCGCGAAAGATGAGAAACCGCGTGAGTTAAATCGTTCATTAAGAGCAGCGCTAATGGCAGGAGTGGGAACCCCAAGGTCCACAGCAGCATTAACAGTCCAACGACCTTCGCCACTATCTGAAACACCCCCGCTAAAACCATCAAGTTTACTATCATTACGTAATATATCAGCGGTAAGGTCAAGTAACCAGCTACTAATAACAGACCCACGACGCCACAACTCAGCAACCTCAGATACATCAATATCGTAACAATAATCTTCGGGGTTTGCCATGGGAGCCACTTTGGTGGAACCTTCGCCCATATAAGTTCTTCCTGAATTTGCCTCATGCAATATGTTGAAACCCTCCGCATAAGCCTGCATGATTCCATATTCAACTCCGTTTTGAACCATTTTTACAAAGTGACCAGCACCCGATGGTCCACAATGGAGCCAACCAAATTCTGGGGATGTATGATAGGTTTTAGGATCTGTTCGACTTGCTCCACCGATTCCGGTAGAGAGTGCTCGGAAAATAGGCGAGCAAGTGGAGATTGCATGATTTGATCCACCAACCATAAGGCAGAATCCACGCTTAAGACCATAAACACCACCACTAGTACCACAGTCAATATATTGGATGCCCAACTTTGCAAGATATTCCGCCCTGCGCCGTGAGTCCTTAAAATTGCTATTGCCATGATCAATAATAATATCTCCTTCACTACAATACTGTAGAAGTTCATTTAAAGTTTCCTCAACATTTTCTGCTGGTACTGCCATCATAAAAATACCAGAACCTCTGGCATTTTCGGTAAATATACCTCTACCTTCACGAACTATTTGAACAAGGCTTTGTATAGAAGTGGTAATTCCACTAACATAACCTGCCGTATACGCTTCTTCAGCTTTTTCATAATCTCTCCTATAACCCCATACTTCAATACCTTCTTTAATCATACGGCGAGACATGTTCTCACCAACACGACCAAGACCAATCAATCCTACTTTCATACTTACCTCGATTGAATCGCAATTAATGTTTCGTAAGGAATCCAAGCAGGTTCTTCATCTTTGAATTGAACCTTAACTTCTGTAATATTCCTTTCCAAATCTTTCCTATATATCCGTCTCGTATCTTTCACACAAGACAGTGGGTTGTTATTAGATAATTTATTCATTTGTCCTTTAATAATGTTTCTATGCGTCTACGCATATTTTCAGAATCTACACGTAGATTGCGATGTGAATAACCATTTTTTTGGTTCAATATCATATAACCTTGATAAAACATAGTCATACCAAAAATAAAAAGAAGAGTTGCTCCTATTATTTCAACGAAATGTCCATCCATGGTAGTAAAGGTGGAATAGCTCCTACAAGTCTTAAAAGTCCTTCGGCAAATAATGCCAAAACAACCCAACCAACACACATACTAATTATACTAGCATTACGATTGTGTCTCCGTATAGCAGCATCTATCATCTCCTGGCATTTTTCCTCAGTTACATAATGAACTGGTTTAATTTCATCCATTCGATGGGACATTAAAGTTCCTCACTATTTACCACTTTTTTTAGGTACTCTCTTTCAGTCTTATATGGAATATCAGGGTTTCGTAATATTTCTATTCCATATAAAACCTCAGGAAATAACCACTCATGAACTGGAAGACATGATTGTATGTTAGCAGGTTCTAAACAATTAACAACGACTACACTAAAAAATTTAAAAACATAATTAACAATTGTCATCATATTGATTTTGAACAAGTTGATTAGCGAGGTTATCTCTTAATCGATTAATACGGTCTTCATCGTATTTTCGAAAGTTTCCTCGCTTTTCAACTTTCTTATAATAATGAAGGGCATTTATGAGGATTGTATAATCCTCCATATCTAGTCGAAATCTCATATATCCTCACAATCATTTGCCATTTTAGCAATTTCTCCACCAATTTCACTACCTTGTTTTTGCCCAAACATCGTTGCCCATCCGGCAGCAATCCATCCAATATAAGGTATTCCACTTAATACCGGCGCGGCAGAAGCACCAATACTAGCCCCCACTATTGCACCTGTATTTTCTCCACCACCTTCCGCCTTGATGCACTCCAATTTTTTCGCACTTAACTTTCCCAAACCATCTTCTCCTTCAGATTCACTCTGACTCATAGTGTATTCTTTCTCTGATATTATAACTGTTTTACCACCAATACCAAATAATCCATTTGTTTTATCAATATCCTTGG